TTATTTTTAATAATTTTCGGGTATTTATTTTGGAATTATATAGATAACAAAGATAATAAAGAAGCTGCGAAATCTGTATCAGATAAAATATGTATGTCAGTAGATGAATTTAATAAGTTGAAGGCGGCAACTATTCCACAAACCAAAAGCGAAGCTGATACGATAGCGCGTGATAGAAAAGTATTAGAAGATGATTTATATCCACCTCTTAACCGCGGTGATACACGTTCTCATACAAATTTAACTAATAATATTAATAGACGTCGCATGTATGTTAATACACAAGAAACAGGTGATACATTTAGATTAGTTGCATATGTTACGAGCACATCTGATGAAAAAGATTCAGGTAACAATAATTGGAAATTATTTGCAAGACAAAAAGATAGACATTTATCTGAATTTTATATGATTCCTACTGATAATACAAATGATATAAAAATAAGTGTTAATAACGACAATGTCATAGGTAACAGATTACGCGATGTTTATGATATACCACAACAAATAACATTTAATTCACCACTTCTTAATAAAGAACCTTATGATGTTGTTGAAGTTCCTAAGGCTGATTTAAGTCGCTCAGCTGATTATATATAAATATATATCAAGTTATAATATTGTATAAAATCGTGCAAATAAGCAATGAATTTTCATAACATGAGCGTTGCTAATCAATATGATATTATATATAAAGCATTTGATACTTCGCGCGTTAGAATATGGAATAATGTAAAAGTCTTTTTAAATAATGGTAATTATAATGAAACACTATTAGACTGCGGATGTGGTAATGGAAAAAATATGATATATGCATCAGAATTAGGATATGTATGTGAAGGTTTTGATATATCTCATAAATTACTTGATATATGTTATAATAAAAAGCTAAATGTTTTTTATAATGATGTTTTAAACATAAATACTGATAAAAAATATGATAAAATTATTTCTATTGCCGTTTTACATCATCTAGAAACTGCAAATGAACAAATACTTGCTATTAACAAATTATTAGAGTGCTTAAATAGTGGTGGCAAATTGCTAGTATCTTTTTGGTCAAAAGAAAAACATTTTAATAATAAGAACAATAATAAAAGCGATAGTAGGGATTTTATTACTGGACCTAACTATGTTGATTGGAAATTAAGCAAAGATAATGTAATAAAAAGATTTTATTATATACATGATTATGAAAGTATAAAAAATTTAGCTAATAAAATAAAAACAGATTATGATATTAAGTGGGAAATGCAAAATTGGTTTATTACATTTTATAAAAAATGATATATAAAAATTATAGTATTAATTACTTATGGCTTATATAACACAAGTAAACGATACAAGCGATGATATTAAATCCAATTCATCAAGTAATTCACTATATATGGAACCTGTACCATTTCACATTAGAGGACGTACAGAGTGGTGGGAATTAAAACATAATGAAATTTTATTATATGAAAAAATAGCCGAAGGTAGCAATGGTATTATAAATAGAGCTTCATGGAGAGGTTTAAAATGTATTGTTAAATGTTTAAAACATAATAATAATGATGATGAATATCAAGATTTGATAAATGAAATCTCTGTAATATCACATTTAAGACATCCAAATTTAGTTTTATTTCTTGGGGCATGTACTATGACAGACCCTTTGTTATTATTATATGAATATATGAAAAATGGATCATTAGATGTATATTATTTAAATAAATCTAATGAAAAAAATAAATTATGGAAACCTAAAACACAATTAGCATATAAATGGATATATGAACTAACACAAGCAATATATTTTCTTCATCATTGCTATTATCCTATTATGCATCGCGATTTAAAACCATCTAATATATTACTAAATGAAGATTTACATATTAAATTAACAGATTTTGGTTTATCACGAACTATAAAGAAAAAACATGAAAAATATATAATGAGTGGATGTACCGGTACATTAAGATATATGGCACCAGAAGTAATATTTAATAATGGAGAAGACTATGATCTAAAAATAGATATCTATTCATTAGCTCTCAATTTCTGGTTTATATTTAGTGGAAAAGTACCATATTCTGAATTAGATATAAATCCACATGTAATACATCTTATTCAATTAGATTATAGACCTGATATAAATGAAATTCAAATAATTAAATTGCAAGATCTTATTAAACAAATGTGGAGTACAAATCCTGATAACAGACCAGATATTGAACATATATTAAAAATGATAGAAGAAATCAAAATTATAGAAAAAAAAAATAAGTGTTGTGTATGTTAATAATCTTTTAATACACTATAACAAATAATAGCAACTTTATCACCATCAAACTTATTATTTAATTTATATAGTATATTTTTATTAATACATTTATCTGAATATTCTTCGAGTATATTTTTTTTATAATCTTCTTTTAATTCTGCAACACTCTTAATGATATAATCATATTGTGTTATATTATCATTATCCAAATTTTTTTTATTAAAATTATAATTGGAATTAATATTATTGCATAATTCTTTTAGTAATATAGTATTATCAATGTTGATATTACTTGATAGCATTAAAATGCTTTTTATATTATTTAAGAGTTAAGTTTTTATATGAATATTTTATATATGCCTATAATAATAAAAAAATATATATATAATTAATGTTTGAATATATTTTTACTATTGGGTGTTTTGATAAGTTTCATAAAGGTCATATAAAATTATTAGAAAGTATGCAAAAAGAAGGTAAAAAAATCATAATTGGATTACATGATAATAATAGTATAAAACAACTTAAAAATATTACTGATATTGATACTTATGATAATCGTAAAAGTAATTTAGAAAAATACGCTTACGATATTTTTATGATAGATGATGTAGATCCAACAAAAGCTATAAAAGAATATATATCAAAAAATTTCAATGAAGATATAATACCAATAAATATTGGTTCCTCATCGTCAAATAGTAAGGTAATAAAAAGTAATTATTTAGGTGAATTATTTTTTATACATGACTATAAAGATAGATTTGAATATATTTTTAAAGATAATAATATAAAAATAACTAGAATTGATAATAAAAATGGATGGGGGCAAAAGTTAATTGGATATAAAAAAAATTGGTGTTATATGAGAGCTGATGATAATCGTAAGTTTCCATCAATAAATTATGTTAAAAGCATTATGCCAATAAAATTTTTACCATATTCAAAAGATATATCTGCTACAAAAATAAGAGATTATAAAAACGATAAAGTTGGTTTAATGAATTATATTTTGCAAAAAGTTGTTGATATATTAGATGAACATGATATACCTTATTATTTAGATTGTGGGACATTATTAGGTTGTATAAGAAATAATGAATTAATGAAAAAAGATACAGATGTTGATGTTACAATACATTTGTCATATTGGGATAAATTGAACTCCATAGATTTTAATAAGTACGAGTTAAAAAGAACTAGAACACTAAATGGTTACCCGAAAAATATTGATGGTAACATGATTAGTGTTAAAACTAAATATAGTAATTTATATTGTGATATCTATACAAATCCTGCATTTCCATTATTAGATAATAAAACTTTAAATGGAAAAAAATATAATATACCATTTAATAGCGAATTATATTTAACACAATTATATGGTGATTGGAAAGTTCCTTCAAATACTCATGCATCAACAAAATATCATAGAGGAAATGGATTAGTCAATTCTGCATATTCTGAATATTGGGATAAAAATTATGAGATTTTCAAATGTAAATCATAATTATATCATATGATTTTAATCAACATCTACGCGCGTTAGCTTAGGTTTGACTACTTGGGTTTCATTTTTTTCAATGGCGTAGATATATTCAAACATATCTAGGAAGGTATACATTATTTTTTTTATACTATTATATATGTAATATTATTTTATATAAAAATTGATAGAAATTATTAGTACCCTTTATTACAGGTATTATGGATAACTGCAAAATTGTTTTAAATAAATATAGAAAGTTGCAGAAAAAACATAATAAGTATTATATAATTTATAGTTCTTATGAACATAAAGGTCTTTGTTGTGAAGATGCCATGTGTAATATTGATATAAATGAAAAAATTAAAGTAAAAAAAAATAGGTCAGACGAATATTATAGTAATATGACAAAACACATTAAAAGATGTATTTATCTTATTAAAAATAGAATTAAATACTTAAAGTGTGCCATTTCGCGTTCCTATTAAATTATACATTTTTTATATAAAAAATGATATACATATAATAGTAAAGTGGATTATGGATTATGATTATAGTTTTATAAATGCTAAACCGCAGGATTTTATTAAAACAAATAAAAAAAAAGATATCATAAATATTCTTAAAGAAGCAGATAATGCTTTCTTTAACATTGGGCAACCTAAATTAACTGACGATATTTATGATATTATAAAAGATTATATTCGTAAAAAATATCCAAAAGATCCTTATCTACAAAGAGTTGGTGCTGATGTTGACAATAAGGTTGAATTGCCTTATTACATGGGATCTCAAAACAAAATCAAAGATAGCGAAAGTGAAATAACAAAATACAAGAAAAAATATCCAGGTCCTTATTTAATTAGTGACAAACTAGATGGTGTCAGTGGTATGATAGTTTATAATGGTGATAATATAAAATTATATACACGTGGTAATGGTCGCGAAGGACAAGATATATCTCATTTATATAAATATATTAGTGGATTTCCTAAAATACAAGATAATTTAGCTGTGCGTGGTGAATTTATTATATCAAAAGAAAATTGGGAAATATTAAAGAAACAAGATGAAACCTTATCAAATCCTCGTAATACTGTTTGTGGTGCTATTAATTCTAAAATTTTAAATAAAGATTTATTGAAAATGATAGATTTCGTAGCATATACTATGGTTTATCCTAATTTATCTAATGGACTTCCCGAGTTAGTCAAGATGAAGTTCAATGTTGTAAATAATATTGTCATGGATGATATCAATCTAGATATTTTATCTAAGAACTTAGAAGATTCTAGAAAAAATAATTATGTCATAGATGGTATTGTAATTTCTGATATAAGTAAGGTATATGAAATAGCACTTGGAAAAAATCCTGAACATTCATTTGCATTCAAATCAATACATACATTAGATCAAGTTGAAGTTATTGTAAAAGAAGTTGAATGGAATATATCTAAGGATAAATATATGAAACCAATTGTTAAGTTTGATGAAATCTTATTAGATGATGTTAAAATCAAACAGGCTACTGGTTTCAATGCAGGATACATTGAAAAGCATAATATTGGCCCCGGTTCAAGAATTGTTATTATACGTTCTGGAAATGTTATTCCACATATACAATCTGTACTAACAGCATCTGCAAATGGGAAACCTAGTATGCCAGGTGAATTAAATAAGGATTATAAATGGAATGATACGCATGTAGATATTATTAAAATTGGCGAGGGTACAAATGCGGATTTTGATATCAAAAATATAGTGTATTTTATGAAAACAGCAGACGTTGATAATATGGGGCCAGGTAATATTACCAAGATATATAATGCAGGATTTCATGATATCAAAAGTATATTGAAAATCAAAAAAGAGGATTTGTTAAAAATAGAGGGCTTCAAAGATAAAAGTGCAGATAATATCTTGAAATCTCTTGAAAAAGTTAAAGAGTTAGATTGTCTTGTTTTAATGGATGCGTCAAATATGTTAGGAAGGGGATTTAGTTATAAAAAGATTAAAATGATAACAGATGTATATCCTAGTATATTAATAGATAATGCTGAAAATCGCGAGAAAAGCCTTAAAATATCTGTTGAAGACCTTATGAAAGTAGAGGGAATTGCAGAAATAAGTGCCAAATTATTTATAGAAAATCTACCAAGATTTTATGAGTTCTATGATAGTCTTGGTGTTAAATGCAAGAGTATTGAAGAAAAGGTTGATAAATCTGTTGAAAAGACTGAAAAGGCTAATATCAAAGATAAAAAGTTTATATTCTCTGGATTTAGAAATAAAGAATATGAAAAAATAATAGTAGAAAATGGTGGTAAAGTAGTTACAACAATATCTAAATCAACTGATTATTTAATAGTTAAAAATAAGACGGAGAAGTCAAGTAAAATAGATAAAGCGACAGAATTAGGTGTAAAAATCTTAGATATTCCAGAGTTTGAAATGCTAATAAAATAAATACATATAATAGAAGATATAAAAAAGTAGTAAACCCAAAAAAGTCAAAAAAACCAAGTCTAAAAAATGAGTACATAATTAATTAAAAAGTTAAAATTATAAAAAGTTTATAAAATCTCTAAGAAAATAAAATTATGTACTCATTTTTTTTATGAGCATTTTAGAAATATCAATACTTTCTATATAATAATTGAATATATCTATGATAAAGTAGTTATTAATATATAACATTGAAATTATAATCATCAGATTAATGAGGCGATTGTTATTTATCATTGGTATAAATTATATACTCCATTTTATTTATCAATTTTTATAACTAATAAAACATATAAAGACTAAGTTAATATAATACATACGGAAGGTAAATTACTTCCACAAGCTCTCATAGCTCAGTCGGTAGAGCGCATGGCTTTTAACCATGTGGTCGTGGGTTCGAGCCCCACTGAGAGTAAACCAATTTATTTTTATAAATTATATGTAACAATATACACATCTAGTTTGCTGAAATCCGTTAAAATTAGTTGCTTCTGCTATTGTATAAGCACCAAAAATTTCAATATATACCCATTCCCCGATAGCCATATTAGGTAATAAGCAACTATTTGATATAACATCAATTGAATCACATGTAGGTTCAAATACAATAGAATTATAAATAATAAAGTTATTGGTATTATATTAACTAATGAAAAATGTTTTAATTATATTAAAAATATTAATAATAATTAGTGGAATATTATGAAATATATATTTATAGATATTCGTAAGAGTGACGAGGTATATAATAAGCATTTTGCTCCATCAAGATATTATGGATATTATAATATACCAATGGATATGATTCGTTTCAATGAACATACTATACGTAAACATCTAGAATATGCCAATGAAATCTATATAGTATGTAGATCAGCAAGCCGTTCTCAATATATAAAAGATAAATATTTTGCTGATGATGCAAATATAAAAATAAGTAAAGATTTGCAATTTAATAATTTAAATTATGAAGATAATCTAATTAAAATTAATAATGATACACTTCGCATAAAAGTAGAAGGGACGCCGGGAATTAATTTTTATAGCATAATGCGTATAGTTCAAACATTCTTAGGACTATTAATACTAATACTTGGCGGTTTAACATATATGGAAATGAATAAGTATAAGAATGCTAATGTTATACCATTAGTTGTTTTAATGATATTTGGATTAATGGCTCTAATAAATGGCCTAACATCAACCTGTACTTTATCTTTAATATTACAAGATTACTTAAATTAATAATTTAAGTATGAGTACATAATTTTAATTTTCTATAAACTTTTATAAAAATTTAAAATTTAAAAGATTTTCAAAATTATGTACTCAAAATTAATGCTATTAAGTATTATTTTATAATATTATCTCATACGATCTCTAACAGCTACTAAATCTAAATCTTTTACCCTATAATATTCTTTTTTTTTATTTGGTAAATCTCTTTCAATTATAAAAGGTAATCTCCCCTGCTTTAATTCTTCAAGTGCAACTTGTCTCAACTCCATATTACTAGATACATTTTTAACACCATTTATAAAAGGTGTAGCACCTGATGATAATTGTTGAGTTCGCATTCCAATGATTTTATCAAATTCATAAACAGTCATAATTGGTTTAGATATTTTATTTTTACTAAGTGACTCGTTTGTTTTAGAAACATCTTCAATATGATTTGCTTTATAAGATAAAGACATTAGTTAATATAATTCTAATATATTAATATCATTTTTTTTATTTTTATATAAAAATAAATTAACAATATTAAAAAATGAATACAAGAATCCTAGAAGGAACAACATTTTTAAGTAATGGAACTAAGGTATCAAAAAATAATATAATTATTAAATTTTTTGGAGAACTTGATGAGCTCAGTGCAGAAATAGGATACATTAATACATTAGTATATAAATATATTATTAAAGATAATTTATATCCAAATTTAATACCAAAATATTATGAAATACTATATGAATTTCAAAAAGATATTAATGCTATTGAAAGTAATATATTATTTAAAGATAGTTATAAAGAATTAAGTACTAAAAAAATAAAGGATTATCTTAATGAAATTAATGAAAAATTACCAACACAGCATAATTTCGTTTTATCAGGTGGTAATATAACAATAGCATCTATTTTTAAAGCAAGAGCAAAATGTAGAACAGCTGAAAGAAGACTTGTATCTATGAATTATTATTATTTTAATTCTATATTATTATCACAAAGTGACGTGAATAGTATTCAAAAATGTCTTGAATATATTAATATACTTTCAGACTATTTCTATATGTTAGCTAGATATACTTATAATATATTTAATATTGAAGAAATTATAATTTAATAAAAAAATTATAATTATTTTTAATATCACCTTTTAAGTTTTTATAAATTTTAATAGTTATATATAATATAAAAAATAGCTGTATAAAACTAAAAATGATAATACTATGACTATTAATTAAGATTCCCCATACAATCCATAAGAAAAATATTATAGATAATAATACAAACGTAAAAAAATCTAAATCTTCTGTTTTATCTGTAATAAATATTTTATAAGCTTGTGGTATAAAAGCCATAGTAGATAATATACCTGCTATTGTAGCAATTATTTCTGCATAAATATTATTTTCCATTTTCTACACTAATAATGACATATTAATTATCCTTTAAAACTATCTTCAATGATTTTTTTTGTATTTCTATTAAATGGACACCCTAATGGAATAGTACAATTATATGGGATTTCTCTATTGACATTAATTCTTTCTTTACATATTTCACAAACCTTGGTATCTCTGGTATCTGACAATACCATCTTCCTAGGTTTTAAATCTAAATATGAATCAGCAAATAAAGGATTTTTTTTTATATTATAAGATTTATCTGCTATTGACATAGATAATATATAACAATTTATATTAATAATACTATTTATAATAATAGCTAGCTTAATAAAACATTGTTTCATTTTAATTTGTTAAACAAAATAATATAAACTTAAATCAATTTTTAATTTTGTTTCCAAGTTTCTCCACAAGTTTCACAAACATATAAATATTTCATATTCTTTGAATCATATTTAATATAAATTACTTGATTGTTTTCTGGTGTAGCTGTGCATTCAGTATTGGGACAAGCAATATGAGGATCCTTGATTCTTCTTAAAGTAGGATCAAAACGCAGATATTTATTTACATTTTGATTATATAATAAATCGTCTTCGCTATATATTGTTTGCGATATTCTAATAGCAGAATTAGTAGTTTCTATTTTTTCAAATTCACAATGCTTACAATACTTAACTAACTGTTTATTTTCATTTGTTTTTACATATAGCATATTGTCACACACTTCACAGAATTCCATTTTATATTAGTTATAAGAAAATTATAAATTTTATATAATCATTTTTTTATAAAAAATGACATAATATATATTTAATTAATATTAAAATGTTTGATTTCAAAGAACTAATTAACGATCTATTTAATAATGATTCATGCTATTCATGCTATTCTTGTTGTAATAATACGAATGAAAAAAATACTATAATTATTCCTGCAAAAGACAATTATATAATTAAACCTATTACTGCGAAAAAAAATAAATATAGTGATAAAGATGTTAAAAACGAATTGGAAAGTCTTATGATTTTTAATCAATCATCTTCATCTTCGTCATCAAGGCGATATCCAATACCACGCCAACCTTTAACATCATAAGGAGTAGCAAGTATTTTCTCGAAATATGCTTTAAGCTGATTTCTATCTGGGCATTTTTTACCTTTTATTACATTTGATACAGTCCAGATTCTAAAATCATTATAAAGTTTAGCAATAGTAACCCGTGGTTCTTTAATTTCAGGGTCAATGATAATCTTTTCATTGATAAATTGACCAATAATATCATTATTTTGTTTATAACTTTCAGTTGCGATTCTAACTTCACTTGGTTCAACAATAGCAGATGGATTAATAGTTTTATGTCTTTCAATAAGCATGCTAATAAATACTTCTTTCCAACGATCAAACTTATCGGTTAATTCTAAATCCATATGAAATTCATTTTTTTCTGGATTAGGATTTTCACAGAAACGACTTGAAAAGTTACATACTTTAATACGACGCCATGTACCACCATCATCGCTAGGTACTTCTGGCAATTCATTACAAGTTAATATCATTTTAAATTGTGGTTTAAATTCATAAGGCTCTTTATAAAGTGCTCTTACTAAAATTCTGTCTTGACCAGATAATTCCTTCATGAGCCCAATATTTAGCTTTTCATTTTCACTAGGTTCTTGCATTACAGCAAATCTCTTACCTTTTGTTCTTTCGAGTTCACTCTGTGCAGCATTACTTGCAGCACGTTTTTGTGTCAAAAGTGCAACAGGTAATATACAATAATATTCACCAATGGCTTTTTGGATAAGATCTAATAAACGTGACTTACCATTACTACCATGCCCTGTGAATATGTAAAATCTTTCTTGTGCAATACTGCCGTCAATAATACAAGCTAAAACATCCATTACATAAGTTCTTAGATTTTTGTTTGTAAATATTTTAGCAAAGAAATCATTTATTTCACTAATTTCAGGACATTCAGGATTATAGTTTGTATAATTGATTTTTGTAGATAAATAGATATAATCATCGGGCATACCATCGCGAAATATATGCATTTTAAGATCATAAACACCATTATCAAAGCCGATTAAATGCGAACGACTATCAAGTAATTCTTCAAATTTCTCATCAATAAATAATGTGCGGCATTCCTTCATAATTGAATCTTTAAAGCTAGAATTTTTTAGTTGTGTTGCAATCTTTAAACATTTCTTGCTTTTTTCTTCATTAATAGCGCGTTGTATAGGGTCATCGCAATATTCATTATAATAGTTGCTACGTTCCATAAACTTCTTGCAAATATCAATACTTAAAATCTTTCTTAATTCTAAGCCCTCGCGCCCTTTTACCCATCTATGACGTTGTTTATCATATTTATACCATACATCCTTAGAAATTGCTTTAAATTCATCTTTGAAAATAGCATGAACAACACATGCGATATCAAAATGAGAGCCGTCACTATTTAGAGCAATATCTATTAGCTTAATAATAGCAGTATTAATTACATTTACATATTTTATAGGATTATCTTGTTTAGCCCACCATCTTAAAGTACCTAGACCCATATTATCTTTTCGCATTTTGTCCCATAATAGTTGACATTCTCCTTCAATATATGCACTGCTAATTTTAGAGAATTCAATCCAAGTTTCTAGCAATCTGTAATCAATATTACGCAATACCCATCCAAGATTAATCCAGTCAGTATAATTATCTGCTCTACTAGGTGCAAGACATTCTGTTACTAATCTTTTAATAAATACTAATTCGTCATCTGATACATAAGCTCTATTAACATTAAGAGATTTACCAAAGATATTATTTTGAACCTTGCTTTTAAGCTTTTGATCAATTGCTGGTAAAATATGTTTACTATATTGACTAATTTCTGTTTTAAATTCTTCTTTTACAATATCCGGATAATTATTACCACGTTTAATCATAGAGAATAATTTGATATATTCTATTTCATCACTGGCATTTGATTCGTATTTGACGCGATTAGTTGTGTTATTTTTAAAATTATAAATACTTGAAACACGATATACATCACAATCAGGTTTACGACTACCATACATCTGCCAACAATTAACATCAATAATAGCTTTATCTACTATTGATTCATAATCATTGCATATTGGCAAATTTTTAAAAATATCTGGTGCCATATCAAGTATTTTTCTTCTAATAAAATGTTGTGTATTGTTTTCAATAATAATATGTGGAAATACTATATGTATTCCATCTTTAAGCTTATTTCTAAATTCAACTGGGTTTGGCTTTTCCATAACATAAGCAACTGCATTTTTTTCTTTTACATCTAAAAAACTACTGATTATTTTAAAGTAAGCATCAAGTATTCTAAAGATATTCTCACTAGTATATACTCTATCATATACTCGCTTATCATTTAAAGATGAGTTGGAATTATGGGAACTATAAATACCTGATTTATCATCGGGTATAGTAAAGCGGAAATCAAGATCAACGCGCAATGGACTCGGTTCAGTAGGTTTTTCTGTAAAATGTAATGCCATACCACTGGTAAGAGCAAGACTATATAAATTTATAAATTTTTCATAGGATTCTTCGGGAATATAAAGACTTACTTTTGGAGATCCTATGCTTGTATTGGTGTAGGGTTTTCCCTTTTCAACTTTATGTTTATTAATGAATGAACGTAAATCTTCATTTATACCCATTATTTTAAATTTAAATTTGCTTTATATATATATCAATTTTTATTTTTATACATATTTAATTACAGGTTAAAAATATTATTTATGTTTATATATGGTAGGAATATTTATTAAAATATATAAATTATGCTTACAAAAAAAGAAAATTATAATAGCCCAAAAAACGCAAAGAACCCAACTCTATTTAAAAAAGCTTCACTTATTAAATTAATTGATGCGTGGAATAGCTGTCGTGATAATAAAATTAAATACAATAAAACATATAGTGCTAAAAAATTATCCGAATTATTGAATGAGCGCATTAAATCTATTTGTGATGATAAAGAATATTGGTGTTGGCCCGGTGTTATTGGACGCCTAACAAAAAATCCAAAAATGCAGCAAAATATTAAACTTATAGAAAAAACCGAGTTACGTCCAGAAATGCCGGCGCAATGGTATAAAAATCCAATAGAATGGTTATCTAATTATGATATAGACGATGTTATGGTACAATATAATAATGAAAAGAAATATTGCTATTCATTTTTAGGAGTTTTTCCAATAGATTTTTCAGAGGAAGATAAGTTTGGTAGATGTTTATATAGTCACATTTGTTCATTGGATTTAAAAAAATATATAAGTAAAGGTATCAAATATTTGGGTTTAATAACAAATTTAGACAAGCATGATGAAAGTGGTTCCCATTGGACATCTACATTTATTATAATAGACCCAAAAAATAAATCATATGGTGCCCATTATTATGATAGTAATGCAATATCAATGCCATATTATGTTAAAAAATTCATATTAAATATAAAAAAACAATTATCAGAAAGATATCCTAATGTACCTTTTGCAATAACATCAAATACTAAACGCCATCAAATGAAAAATACAGAATGTGGTATGTTCTCAATGGCTTATCAAATTAGATGGATAAACGCTCTTTTAAAATATAAACAATTAAAGCTAAAATCTCCATATGAATATTCTAATTTTAGATTATATATTGTAAATGATAATAATATAAATGATAAAAAAATGGAAGAAAACAGAAAATATCTTTATCGCCCCAACTTAAAAATGCATCTTAAAAAAAGAAATGTTATATTATAATAGTATAAATTGTGTTATTTTTATCATCTATTTTCTATTACTATTTATTAAAGTTGTAATGGGTGTAATAGATGATTTTAAATCAGAAAAAAACATTAATTTAATATTTACTGCTGCTAACAAAATGATAAAAGATAAATATAGTAATGTTGAAACGACAGATAGTGAGTTACTTAATATTATAAATAATATTATATTAACTATATGTTCTGACGCGGTTTTAATAAAAAAAATTGTAAGACTTATGGAACTAAATAAAATATCATTATCAAAAGTTAAAGAACATTATGATAATTTAATAAATAAAACAAAAGAAAAAGAACCTGATATTATAGAAAAAGAAGAAGATGATGAACAAATAAATAATGTTAAATATGATAGTGAACAATTATTGCTAAAAGTTTTAGAACTCGAAGAAAAGCGCAATGCCGTAAATTCATTTGCATTTTTACAAAAAGAAACACAAGAAAAGAGACCTGAACCAATTATTGTATCACAACCTAGTAATACAGATATCAATCTTAAAATTATTGAAAAAATAGAATTATTATCCAAAGAAAAAACAAAAATAAATAGTAAAAGTATTGTAATAAATAGCTATAATCGCGATTGGATTAATAAGAAAAATAGAAATAAATTATCATTTACTATTAATATTGATTTACAAAAACATAATATAAAAATAGATAAGCTTCTATTACCAAAATTTATTAAAAATAAAACACCTTACATAACAATGTCTATTAGCGACAATAAGTTTACACAAAAGCTTATATTTATATTAAAAAATAGTAATAATGAAAATATATGGGATACTTGGGAAAATTCTAATACGGATAATGACAATTTATTATTAATTAATACAAAAAATTGGCATATAAGTTTTACAGACTTTATTAATAACGAATTAAATATGGGTGCTGATGGTATAAATATAATTGAAGTTAATAAATATAACGATAATGATAATATATTTGATTTAACAATTGATAATGGAAATAAAAAGCAATATTATGATTTTGGTACATGTTATATATATGATAATTTACTAATTAAAACAAATAATGGTGATAATATTCAAGGTAATATATTAAATGTTCAAGATAATGTCTTAACAGTTTATATAGAAAATATAGAGAAAAAAGAGTTGATGAATGCCTCATTATTAAATTATAAAGGGCAGTATAGTATTATAATGTCTTATCATCAAAAATTATAATATTAATACTAAGAATGCTGAGAATATAAATATTATCATTGAAATAATATCAATTCTATATAATAATTTTAATTTTTCATTTTGTGTTAGATTTATATCAGAATCTTCATTGAGAGACTCATTGAATTTATAAATATTATTATATATATTTGTGAAATCAAATATGTCCCCAAAGTATTTTAAGAAATCATCAGATTTTACTAGAATGTAAACTAAAATAATAAATATTATAAATAATACATTTTGCAATATAAGATTTGATGAATTAATATGAAAATTTAAATAATTAAATAAAATACGTAATTTGTATGAATCATAATTTACTAATATTACTAGTAATGAAATTATAAATAAATACATAAATCCATAAAGCATTATGGTATATTGTAATGATTTAATAAGATTATATTCAATTAAAAATTCTAATGCAATAATATTAATGGTTCTTATTAAAAACATTAAAAATATATATATTGCTTTATCGCGAAAGGTAAGTTTTAATACTATTTCAGGATCTAAGTTATTTTGTATAACACGATCATGTACCTTTTCTCCCTCAGTTAAATATAACAAATAATTTTTCCATTTTTCTTCTTTATTATCTTTTTTATTAACAGCTAAATTATAATCATGCCATATATCTTCATAAATACCTCTATCGCGACCAATATCTTGTAACTTAGTTGAATTTTGATTAGCATCATCATTATTTTCTAAATATTCAACATCTTTTTTTAATTCACGCATAAATTTATCTAAATTATAAGTTGAAGATTCATTATCACTTTTTTGTATTAATTTATTAAAATTAAGATATAATTTATCTTTTAAATAAGTATTATCTAATTCTAAATCTTTTTTATAATCTTCATCTGTAATATCACCACTACCACCTTTTTTAGTTTCGCTATCTTTTTTAGTTTCGCTATGATATGCTCTATCAATTAAAATTGGTGCTTGATTATTTTTAGTTGCTTTTTTAATTGCATTTTCATCTTCTATTGCTTTCTTTGCCTCTTCACGTTTACTTTTTATTTTTTTTAGTTGTTCTTCTCTTTTTATTTTTTCATTATTTAATGCTTTAATGATAGGATGTTTATCTTTATCCTTTTCAAAAAATTCTATTTTATGAACTTTTAATATATTTAATATATGATCTTCATATTCTGTTGCTTGTGGTAAACCTTTCATACTTTTTATAATTTTATACAATTTCTCTAATTCCCTTGGTAATTTTTGAATTAATTCTTCTAATAATTTAATTCTATTTTCAATTAATTGAATTTTTGCATTTAATTCATTTAGTTTATTTTCATTATCACCTGAACTTTTTACAGTATCATTAAATATTTTTGTTAATTTTTCTAATATATTTTGACATCTAGATTCAATAATACTATCATTAGTAGGGTCATAACATTTTTCTATTAAATTTAGTGATTTATCTAAAAAATTAAAATATTTATATATTTTTAGATTAGTACCATATGGATGCCATCTAATTATTTGTTCTTTATGTTTATGTAGATTATTATTAATTTCATTTTTTAATATTAACGTATTTTTTTCATTCGGTTTTTGATAATCATCCATTAAATGTTTTTTTAATTTTTTTGTAATACTTCCATCAGCATCATTAACAAATAATTTATCATTCGGTTGTAAATTATTTATTTTATCTAGTATAAAATTATATGCTTCTTTTAATTTTTCTTTTGTTCCACTTTTAGATTGATCTGATTCTGAAATAATAGGATTATTTAAATAGTCATACACATATAAAAAATTATAATGCTTTTCTTCTTCACCTACTTCGTCTACTAATTTATAATATTGATTAACAATTTCAATATAAATATCTTTTAATTTTTTATAATAATCAAATGGTGTATTTTCTGATACTTCTTGTTCACCATCATCTTTTTTTAATTTTTGTACAGCAAATATAGGTGCAGCACCACCTATTTTTTTATTTTTTTTATTAAGCATATTTAAATAATTATTTAAATTTTTTAATTTTTTTATATATGTACCACTATTATTATTAACGATGGTCTCAAAATTTATATCATCTACAAAATTACCACTGGCTTCTTCTTCTAACATTTTTTCGATGTCATCTATATCCTTGTTAACCTTATCAACAAAACTCTTTTTCAATTTTTTATATTTATCAACTGCTTCCAAAACAAATTCGCCCAACGCATCTTTTTTCTTTATAACATATTCACTAGCTTCTTTTTCTTGTTCTTTTAATAAAGTATCTCTATTACTACTTAATAACGAATCATGAATATTAATTAATTCTTCAATACTCTTCTTATAAATGCTTTTTTCATTTAGAACATCTGATAGTTCTTTTAATGTTTTTATATTTAATACATCATCAATTTCATCGGTGCTTTTATCTTTAAGATTAGATACAATATGAAAAAACTTATCTGCTTCTGAAAATTCTTCGGCTTTTTGTTTATTTGATCTTTCTCTTTTTTTTACTTTCTCAACAACATATTTACCTACGTTACTAGGAATATCAGTTAATTTATCTACTGCTTTTGCAGCCGCTCTTACGCCTTTATATGTACCAACAGCTGTTTTACCGGCGGCTTCGGTAGCACTTTTTAAAGCACCAATACCAACATTAATTGCTGATTCAACAGGTACAGCTACTACAGGTGCAAATTTTTTTACTAAATGTTTTCCTACTTTATTTACCATATTATCATCTGATTTTGCTTCAAGACTATCATATAACTTTTTTGAAATTCCAAGTGCCCCACCTACAAGTTCATCATTCACATCCGTATAATCACCACCACCAATAGACAAATTATTATTTTTTCTAATTTTTTCTTTAATATATTTTTCTTTTATCTCCTTTTTATCTGTTTCTTTATTTTTAAAATAATATTCTTTAATATCATACAATGCAAATAATTTTTTATATAAATCATCAATAATATCTTCTCTTATATCTGGGTCATTTTTCCTAAGATAATCTTTGGTATCTGATAATTTTTTAGTAATTTCATTATAAAAATCTAATATTACCATATCATCAAATGATTTAAATTGTTTTTCTCTAAAAATCTTATCAAGCTCTTTTTTATCATTTAAAATAGCGGCAATTTCTTTTGAGTCTTTATTTAGTTCAATATATGGAACACAATAAGCAGCTTTTTCATTTTTTTCTTCGCCATCAAATACTATTGCTTTTTTATTTCTCAATTCAACAATTGTATTGAAAGATATTGGTATATCTGGAACCATATCAATAACAAAATATTTTTCCAATTCTTTTAATTCTTTTTGAACCCTTTTATATTTATCTGTATCTGTCTTATTATCATTTATTAGTTCTTTTATCTTATAAATTTTTTCTTTTTTTTTATTATTATTTTCATCAAATTTATTTTTAAGTTCTGTTATAAATTTTTTATCGCTTTTATCTTCTTTTATAACATCATAAGCTGCTGATAGTGGTGGTTTATCTCCATCTTGATTCTTATTAGGATCTGGTTTAGGATCTGTTATCACTCTCCATTTAGTTTTATTAACTTTATATTTTTCACGTAATTCAAGCTCCATTAACTTTTTTAAATCTTTTAAAACATCTTTTCCAATGGTAGTACTATCAGAAAGAGTGACATATTCCTTACCAATTGATGTTAAACTATTTAATGCAACAGCTCTTTTGTCTTCTTCTTTCATATATTATATGCTCTCTAAACTAAATAGATATATCTTTTATTAAAATTTAGTAGCGATGATACTTGTTAATATCCATATATATATTGTGAATAATGATAATGATTTTATGAGTTTCTTTCTTTCTTCATAATTTAATATGTTACTAGTATTTTCCTCATCTTCATCAAAGTCATTTTTCTTTCTAATGTTTAATATAACTGGTATCATTAAAAGTATTACTATTAAAGCTGAATGTATAAATAATCTTGTTATACCATTTGTTCCCATATAGTAATAGTAAAATACCGAGCGAATACTATTCATAAAATCATCAAAATTCATATAATCAACTTGTGTTGAATTATCAATATTTACAAATAATACAATAAACCAAAAAATAGTTAAATATATAGCAGCATAGTAATAAAATCCTTCTTCAAATGTTTTAATAATATTTATATCTATTGACCATTTAACCAATACTAATGTAATATATCTTATAAAAAAAGTTGAAAATATAAAAACTAATCTATCATCAAATGTTATTTCAAGCTCTTTCAATGGATTATCTGGATCATTCTCAAATCTTTTTATATCTGATTTAATAATAGTTTTATCTAAATCGCCATCATTGAACATATCAATTCTTTCACCAATATCAACTAATTTGTTTTGAGTTTTATAGCGTTTTTCCATATCTTCATTTCTTCCTTTTTCATCACCTATTGCATCTGGCGGCACATAGATCGGCTGTCTTAAATTATCAAGATTTGTAATACCATAATCTCTTTTTAAAACATTTCTAAATTTAGATTCCTTATAGTTTTCACCTTCACCTTTTCCTTTTTTATCAACTTCTCCTTCTCCTTTTCCTTTTTTTCCATCTTCTTCTCTTTTTTTATCAACTTCTCCTTCTCCTTCTCCGCCAATTTTTTTTTCTCCGCTACCTCCTTTTGCTTTCGTTTGCATAATATTTTTATCAACTTCTTCTATCATTTTATTAAAAAGTTTATTTGCTATATCTCCAACTTTACTTTGTTCATTTCCTTCACCTAAAAGTTCTTGAAACTCTCTTATATTCAATCCATCGTTGCCTTCACCGTAGTAAGAAAGTTTATTAAGGTATTTTTTTTCTTTTTCTTTAATATCTTGAAAACGATAATATTTTTTAAGAATATTATATAATAACTGCGGGCGTTTATTGAAAATAGCAATTAAATCTTTATAATAATTAAAACGTTCAGGTGCCATTTTTTTTAAATTAATATCATCAATTAAATAATCTGCAAATGAATTAGTAGATATATTATCATCAATCTGTTTTTCATATTGTAATTTGTTAAATAATGTAATGAATTTCATTATATCATCTTTTTTAACCATGATTAAAAATTTAATACTTCCTTATTCGTATTATAGATAAAAATAATTATTAATTTTGTAACGTGTATATCATTTTCCATATAATAGAACCTACCAATAATATTGTTAATATTAAAGCGAGAATGTAGTTAAATAATTCTGCATAATAATATAATGATATATACATAATCATAAATATTACTATTGTCCATAATATTATCAAATTAATAATAAGTGGTAAATAATTAAAATTATGTAGCGAATGTTCGCTTTCAAAATTAACTAAATACTTTTTTAGTTCTTCTTTTATAAGATTTTTATCATTCATGTTAAATTTATCATCAAATATTTCTTTATAATTAGATTCAGGGAATTTATCATTTTTACTTAATCTATTAAAATTTCTTACATGATTTTTATAATTAAGAGGAATATAAGCAGAAGGTAATAAATCACAAGGTAACATGCCAAAAAAATGTAAATATTCAGGGTCTCTTTCATTATAAGGTGTAAATAATAAATTGCTCAATAATCTATAACGATATTCTTCATCTTCATTATATTTATCATTTTTTTTTAGTCTATATAAATAAGGTTTTTGAAACTCTTTTAATTTATTATCTATAATATTTTTAGATTCAGACATTATATTATAAAAGTCTCTTTACTATTTTATAATATTTTTAATTATATATTATTACCAATATTATACATGATAATAATAATTATAATATTAGTAATATAATTAATAAATAAACTTTCTGATACAACATTATTTGCCTTATGTAATATAGTATCAACAGGTTTAGCTAAGTCACTTTTACTAATATTTAATTTATATTTGTCATTACTACTATCATTTATAAAATTAATATCTTCATTATTAATTTCTTTGTATATTGTTTTAATAACATTTTTCAAGTAATTATTTGTAACATTCATTGTATTTGAATTATAACTATTTAACATATTATAATTATATTTAAATGTTTGATATATTACATCAATTTCTGGATTTAAATCTTTTGCATCACTATCATCTTTATGTAAAGGATAAGTTGGTCTAAATGTATCATTAATTCTAATAATTTTTTCATCAATTTTATATAAAGATTCTTTTAATAATCCAAATAATCTCTTATTCTCATAGTTATGTAATTTATTTATTTTTTCTTTAAATGTGTCTTCATCATTAACATTTTTGTAAACATTAGTTAAATCTGTTCTAATAGCAAATTTATCAATATATTCTTTTATAATTTCATAATTGTATTTCATGTGAGAATTAATTAATAAGAAATTATCCACAATAGTAGCTATATTAGTTTCTTTGATATCATTGCATTGAATATATTTTTCCTGATCACTAGTACTAAGTTTTAAATATTCTAAATTATCAAAAATACAAGCTCTATTTTCGATTTTATCACTTATTTTGAAAATATCCTTATATTTTAAAAATTCATTATATTTAGGCTTTGTATTTAAATTCAATAAGAATTTATATGGTAAAGCTTCCATTTTATTTTCAGTTAATTCAAAACTAAAAAAGGACATTAATTTGTTTTCATGACCATCATTAATATTATCATTATATGTAGCAATCTTCTTTTTAAAGTTATTAGGATCAAATATATGCTTACAAATATATATTATATCAATTATAGCATCTCTATAATTATAAATAACTTCTTTTATGTAATCGTTAATTGAACTAGCTGTAACACCATTTTTATTTAATATATTATTTATTTTATCTGCTTTAATATTCTTCACCAAATTATATATGTAATATGAATCGGTATTATTGTTATATTCCTTGTTATCTTCTTCAAAATAATAATATGTATTATCAAATAATTTCCTATAATAACTATCAAATTCTACCTTATTACTTGTATCTACTTCATTATATAATTTATATTGTATTTTTCTATTGGATATATTAGCATAATCTTCAAAATTATCTTTAATTTTTAGTGGATCATTATTTACTGATATAGTGAGATTATCTTTATATAAAATTAAATTACCATTAATTATCGATGTAAATATATTCGTTATAATATAATGGTCTAAGTAATCGGTTGATAAATCACCGGCATTTTTATCATGTAAACTAATAAATGGTATAATTTTATTATTTAAATGAGTTAAATCTCTTTTATAAGAGCTATCAAAAATACCATTGATAAAGTATAAATTATATTTTGTACTATAATTAATGAATATATATATAAATAGTATGAATATAAATAGTATAAATAATGGTGATATTACTTCTGATGTAAAAATATTATAAGAATCAAATGTTATTGTTGATGTTGTAATATTATAAACAATTAATAATAATACAAGACTAATAACAATAAACATAATTATGTATGATAGTAGCCCCTCCATATTTTTAATTTGATAATTACCAATATTGTATTCTAATTGTATATTTTCACCATTTGATATTTTAAAATAATTTTCATAATACTTATTTTTACTATTATATGATATATCTACTGTATAACTATCTTCTCTTTCACTAGGATTTTTAAATATTGAATATTCTTGTAAATACAATAAGTTATTAGTTAGTTCATCATCCTTTTCTAATAATTCTATGTAATTTGTTAATAATGCTTTATATTTATCAACAAAACCTTTGGCTATTCCATCTGATAATTCTTTTATATTACTATATTCTTTTTTCATATGGGCAATATCATTAAACAAATTTATTTTTTGTTTTTGTTTTAAATAGTCTTCATATAATTCTTTAAATTTATTTACATCACTTTTATTAATATTATATTCGTTATATAAATCTTTATTTAATACATTTACAAGGTTCTTATAAATAAGAAAATTTGTCAAATTACATATCATCACTATTCTATTTAAGTTATTGAAGTAATCGTCTTTTTTTACTATATCTCTTAATTTTACTAACATTTCAGTAGATATATAATTCGTTACACTTCCTTTTTCTAATATATCAAGTTCGTCATTTAATAATGTTGTAAAATCACCGTCTATTGTTTTCTCTTTTATGGTAAAACGTTCGGGATGCCTTGCTTCGTAAAATTTAATAGCAGCTTCATCAAGACCACTATCAGCCAAATCTCTTACTTTATTTGCGTTTTCTTTAAAAAAATCATCAATAGTAGTTATAGCACTTCCAGTAGATTCTTTTACTCTATTTGCGTTATTTTTAAAAAAATTATCAATATCAGTAATTCCAATGCCAATATCAGGAAATGCAATATCAGGAGATGCAATATTAGGAAATGTAATATTAATATTACCTTTAAATTTTGCAAAATTTATTTCAAAATAATTTGCAATTTCTCTAAAAGCACTATCACTTATTTTTATTTTTCTTATATTTTTATTAAAAAAATCAATAATATCAATATATTCAATATCATATCGCATTTGATCATCGCTTAACACATTTAATTCTTTTACTTCTGATTTTAATATCTCTGGTATATTTATGTATTCTAGATTAGGCTTATCATTATCAGTAAATGTCATTATAATATTAATAATATTAACCATCATGTAAAAGCATAATAACACTATAAATATATACGCCATCGCAAAGTAAAAGTAATTAATTCCGTCTATTTTTGATACATATGGTATAGATGGTATAGCTGAAAAAAAACCGCAAATTATATATAATACCACAAATACCACAATAATATTTTTAGATTGTTCTAATATTACATTAATATTAAAACTATCAATTTCGTCTGGTATAATATCATTATCTGTATTAAAATAAGCTTTGTAACCTTTGCTAGATGTTGGTGCATATCTTCTTATTATCATAATAGTAAGTATAAATACTATTAAGAATGATAATATAAATGGAAATGCTTTTAAATAGGTGATAAAGTACTCTCCATCAACATTACTTAAATATGGTACGAATCTATCATTATATTTCCAAAATTTATAAAATAAGTCTATGAAAAGTAATACAACTATAAATAAAATTGTATAGTAATATGTTTTTGTATTAAAATTATCATTTGGAAGCAATAAGTCAAAACTATTTTTAGCTAAACTAAATCTACCTGTTTCAGCTTCACAATATATATTATTACAATGTTTTTGTAAATTGATATCTGCGACATCTTTTAGATAATTAATTTTCAAAAATGATAATGTTAAATTTTTTAGTTCATTTAAAAATATTATAATCATTATAATAAACATTATAAATATCCATATGCGCATTATAAAAGTTTATAAATTACTTTAACCCTTATAAAGAAAAAAAGATTAATTTATTCTACTGTCTTTTTATTTATTGCAAAATATTATTAATATTATATACTGTAACAGAAAACGAGAATATAATAATGAAACCAATTATATAATATATGTAGCTTTCTTTTAATACTTGTGATAATATTATAATAGGAGCAATCAATAATATAATATAAGCATACATAAATCTAGTTACATCATTTATCTCATCAAATATCCTATCTATTGTATTTTTACTATTATATAAATAAATTTTATCAATATTTTCTAATGTGATTTTATAGTTATTGCTATTAGAAATATATGTTCCATTTTCATCATTTTTATTTTTAATTTCTGTTAATCTACTTATAATTTCATCTGTTAATACAATATCTTCAATCCCTTTAACATTGCTATCATCAGATTTCAGAATTTTAATAATTTCAGTGTTTTCGGGATTTTCTTCTTTTATTATAATATCCAATTCTTTTAATATCATAATATATTCATAGCATTTTGTATCTGCATATATTTCGGTTATCTTTTTTAATATTATAGAAAAGAAAATAGTATATATTGCAACATAAATAAATATAAATATAGTTGAATTAAAGATATAAACACTTTTGTTATAATCGGAACCAGCAAAATATTTTATGTATACTAAATGAATTATAAAATATATCCAAATAAATATAAAAAGTGGCAAACTGTAATGCAAATATGTATTATATACTTTCATTATATTAAATTTACCATCCACGATACTTAAATCTCTGTTTAAATTATCAATATCTTTATACTTATCCTTATATTTATCAAGCTCACCTACTTTTTTAAAATTTTGTTTTATTTGATTAAAGTCAAATAGATAGTTTGAAATATTCCACATAAAAGTCCTCTTTAATTCAACACTATGAATATCTAGAATACTGTTATTATACAAACAATATTTATTCATATTTTGTATTGTATCATTTAAATCTAGATGATATTTCAATTCAACAAGAGTTATTAAACTCATAGTAATTAAAATAATAATAATCATCAATAATATTAATACTTCTATATTATCTGGCATTTGTCTTGATGAATATATCAAATCTATTATATTAATATTTTTTATTTTAACTTACCAATATCAACAATATTTGGTGTATATATTGGTTTTGAATTAATAGAACCAGCTGGATATATCGGTTCATTAGTTGCTAAAAAACATTGTATAAATAATCTATTATCCGGTATTAGTTTACTATTATATTCATCAGATGGCATTGATGAATGTATTAATTTTCTATTATTCCAAATAACTAAATCATTTTTATCCCATTCATGATAAAATATATTTTCATTATTTAGTACATATTTTTTCATAATATGTCTAAACAATTCATTACTATCATAAAAATTAAGTTTATCAAATGTTAAAAATCTTGTAGGATTAAGTAACAGAGATTTTCTATATTTGGTATTATCAGAATATATTACCAATGGGTCTTCTGTAAATATGTTATCATCACTATATATAATCTGTTTATCCTTTCTAACATAACCCGAATAATCATAAGTACTATTTGTTCTACGTTCAAACGAATCACTATGAATAGTATTATAACTATTTAATTCTTTTTTTAATACCATATCCATCATATCATATGCATCTTCAAGACTTGAATAATACGTTTTTATTTTTTCTTTTTTTGGTGTAATTAATTTATACATACTACTAACAACAGGTGTGATGTGTTTTTGATGCCCTAATAAATCTTGATGCCATACGTAGTTATATCTAAAATGATTACCTATATATTTTTTTTCTCCTACAAATTTATTTTTAACACCATAATAATCTTTAACATACATATTACCTCTAATTGAAACCTGTGGAACATTTGGTATTCCCGTATACCACGGATATAAAATATCGTCCTTATGTTTTTCATCAAATAGTTTAACGAACTCGTAATATTCACTTGGATTAATTTTTTGATTTTTAAATACCAATAGTGGTACAATATTAAATAAATGTTTTAACTCTTTTTTATCTTCTGTTGTTAATTTATTAACTTTAATATTACTTATTACTGCTTTATTTTTCCTCAATGTTGGAAAACTCACACTAAATGCATTTGCAATGTTTATAATATATAATAGCAATAATATTTTCATCTCTTTTAATAAAAAAATACTTTTAAGTTTTATATAATAAAAAAAATTCAATCAATGTTATAATATTCTGATTTTGTATAAATAATATTATTATGTTTTTTGATATTTTCAACAGTATCCTTCATATGTTCAATATCACTAAGAAGTTTATCAAATTTATTATTGATGTACTTTGTTTCTCTGCTAATGTCTGTAAATAAAGCGTCTTCATCAAATAAATCTTCAATATCGCTATCAATATTATTAACAATTTCTTTTTGTTTTTGAGTATATTCAATTGGGAGTTCCCAATTTTTTTGACTATCTGGTATATATCCTATGGGAGGTTCCCATTTTTTTTGTTTATTATTGTGAATAGATGCTCTTAGTAATGATACAGCATTATAAACAACTTTTTTAGAAGAGCATATATTAGAGTTTGGTATATTTATTTTATTCAATACATTTGTTGAAGGAATAAAAGCATTTGCATAACAAATGTACAAAAGCATTAGATTAACAATCTTCATTTATTTAACAATATATATATATAATATTAATCTTTTTATATATTTTTAACAGGTAAATTGATTTTATTTTCGTATGCGGGTGGTGAAACAATTTTTTCACGTTCTTCATATTTACCATAGCCGTAAATAGATGAATTAAAATTCCTGTATAATCCATTTCCAAAAGTATATGGTGACATTGAACCACCAGCTGCTAATCTAGCTAAACTAATATAACTTTCTTTATCACGATAACCTGGATATTGATTACTTATAATACTATTTAAATCTGAAAAACTCATAACTGGTATACCATTTATATCATTTACACCCAAATCTCCACGAAACATATTTAATAATATAATATATTATTTTTTTTGTCCTCGCAATACTTTATACATCTCGGTATCAATGTCATCATATATTTCTCTAATTTCTTGCCATTTCTTTTCATTTTCTGTTTTTTGTACATTTTTAACAGGTATTTTCCATAATTCTGTTAATGTATCTAATACATTCTTATTATTTCTTAAATAAATACTTTCAATTTCTTCTTTACTAATATTATCAGGTGCTTGTTTAAGTAATTCGTCCATATACTCTGTATTAATTATAAATATAAATATTATATGTTTTTATACTTAGTATCTTTATAGTAATTATTGGCAATTTCATATGCATATTTTTCATAAGGATGTTCAAGTGAAAAATTTTTCATAATTACATCATTGATGCTATTTGGTTTACTATTTCTGTAAAGACATACCATTATATTATCCGTTTTATTATCTACATATATATCACTATTTGTATCTGGATTAGATCTTATAAATTTATTGTTATAATCTATTTTTTTATATCCATCTGCATATATTAATTTAGTAAAAACATCCTTATTATATCTTTGATAAATATGAATTTTTTCATGTATCATGGTATTAGTTAAATCAGTTTCACTATAATTTAATACACTTTTAGATATAAATATTATATTTTCTCTTGTATGTGGCAATCCCTCTTCATATTGTAGATTTTGATTTTTATATGTACATGCAACTACCCATTTGATGTTAAATAAATCTTTATAATTAATATAATTACTATATAAATTGCAATTTTCTAAATAATTATCTGCATTTCTGCAACATTTTGTTAATAAATCCTTCTCTTTATCTGAGATGTCACAGACACATTTAACAATATTGTCAATATATTCACTCTTACTTTTAACTTTTCTTGCATGTAAATCCATATCAGACATGTTTTTTACATAGTTATCTTTGTCTTTTCGCAAAAATTCGCTAGCTTCATATTTCGTCATAAAATACACATCATTATTTAAATTATTTACATATTTTTCAGTATTTGTTAAAAATAAATAGTAATAAATTACAGCAAATATTATAATTGATATAATAGTTAAAATAATCATACTTATTATTTATCTATTTTATTTTTTTAAAGCAATATTTGGTATTATCTTCTGATGTCACAACATTATTTTTTATATTTTTTTTTTGAATTCTAATATGTTTGCACGTTTCTTCTTTATCATTTTTTATACTTTTTAATTTATATTTAGATAGTTTCTTTTTTATTTCTGATTTTTTTCTAAATTCTACATTATTATATGTTACATAACCATCACAACCATTATTCATTTCCATAATATATATATATTTATTGCCATCGCTACTCATATCAGAATCATCTACTAAAAATACTTGTTTATATATTATATCAATTTTATTTCCAGAAATACTTATTGTACTATAACCATATGAATTTAGTAAAAAGTATTCAATATTGTACCCATGATAAATAATATTATTTTTTTTATCATAAAACTCTATATTTTTATCAGGATCAGCACCACCTGTACCAGATGTAATTTGTATTACTTTCTTTCCCGAATTTTCTATTTCCATAATACTAAAATAATGAGCATCGGCACAAAGATAAATATAATTAAAATCACTTAATAATTTAAATAAATTATCTCTTTTTCCAAATAATTCATCTTTATTCTTTATACTATCTTTTTTTATTGCAAATAATGGTACATGTCCCATTACAAACACTTGTTCATCATATTGTTTATTATGTTTTACATATTTGAATATATTATATATATATTTAAGATAATATGTGTATTTTAATTTATTAGTATTTATAATAATAACAATATAATTTTTATTATTAACTATACCAATTCTATCAACATATATATTCATTATATTATCACGAATATTATCACGAATATCTAAATTTTGCATTTTACTTAATTCATATAATGTAGGTTTGAAACCAAGCTGATCAGTTTCAACAAATATATCATAACTATTTAAATCATTATGTGATGACATATCATAACTTTTACTTACACTACTATCAGTACTGCTTATTACACTACTATTATTTTCCTTATCCTTTTTATCCTTTTCATTTAATTCATCAATATATTTTTTTTGAGTTTTAATCATACATCTTTTTTTTAAAGGGGCTATATCATCGTCATCACCGTCATCGTCCTCATCGTGATTACCAACAGCTATATGAATAGTTTTATTTAATTGATATAATTTATAATATCCAGTTCTAAGAATACTTAATAGATAATAATTTATAAAATTAGTAGTACCTTCATTAACCTCTGGTACTTTTGTAGAATACCAATTATCACCAGCAACGAAAAATGTTGATATTTTTTTCTCATTTTTATTAATATAATTTAATACCAAATCGCGATAAATATATTCTTTTTCACAGTTGACATTATTCCAACATCCATAAAATAAAAACTTGGACATTTCCTAACTATATACTATAAATATAAATGATGCATATTTTTATCATATTCACTATTATTATTATATTTACAGTATTTATCATAAAAGTCTATTGTTACAACATATGGTAAAGTTATTTTTACCGAATCTGTTGGTACATAACGCATCATATTTACCCAAGAAATTATATTATTGATAGCTCTTTTTAAATTTCTGACACCATCTTCTTTTTGAACATTGCCAATTATATGTTTTAATAATTCACTATTGAATACTATATCACCAATCTCTAAATTATATTGTTTTAAAATTTCAGGTACTATATAATCTTGTGCTAAAACTAATTTTTCTTCATTGGAATATCCTGGAACATTAATAACAATCATTCTATCTTTTAAAATAGGGTTAATAAGTTCTTCATCATTGTAGGTAAATATAATCATTGAACGTGAAATATCAAAATCTATTTCTTCAAAGTATCTGTCATTATATTTATCATTTTGCACTGGGTCTGTTATATGAATTAATGTATTTATAATTTCTTGTCCCCTATATGTATTAGAAACTTTATCAAGTTCGTCAAATAAAAATAGAGGATTCATTATACCAGTTTTCATAAGTGATTCGCATATTTTTCCATATGTAGCACCTTCATAAGTGTATGAATGACCTCTTAAAAATGATGAATCATCTGTGCCTCCAAGTGATATAAAAGCATTTGGATAATTGAGAGCATTACATATACCTTCTTTAATTAGCTTAGTTTTACCTACACCAGCACTACCTTGTATTCCAATAATATATCCATTTGCTTTTGGGAATGATACTAGTTGAGCTAAAACTCTTATAATTTGTTCTTTTGCATCTTTATGTCCATATACAGTATCTTCCATTTTTTGTCTAATACCATTTAAAAATTCGCATATTTTATCATTACCATCACTTATTTTAATAGGTATTTCATAGTAATTATTAAAAGGGATATTATTTAAAGAATGTAACCAATTATTTAGTTTATTATATTCACTTGAACATGGTGACATATTATTAAAACTGTCTAATTTTGCTATTATATTCTTTTTTGTTCTTTCATTAATATTTAAATTGAGAATTTTAAACCTCATTGGCATATTAGATATTAATTCATCATTTATAGAATCCTCTATTAATTTAATTTTATCCTTATCTTCATCAGATAAATTATCGAAATATTTTTTTTCAATTATATTATACTTATGATAAAAATCATATTTTTTCTTTTGTATTTTTTTTTTAGCTGTTTTTTTTGGAGGATTTAATATTAAAAAAAACTTTTGTTTTTTATTATAATTTTCTTCTTCATCATGCTTATTAAAAAAACCACCAGTAGGTATGCTTGTATTTTGTATTATTTCATCTTCGTCGTCATCTTCGTCGTCATCTTCGTCGTCATCTTCGTCGTCATCTTCGTCGTCATCTTCGTCGT